TAGCGTATCAGAATTTAAACGACCAATTGGTACATTCAATGTTTGATATAATTTCTTTTGGAAATATAAAACATCATCCATTTCACCAAGAGTTTGGCCACCTGGAAGTGTAGTGACTTCAGTCCCGCGACCACCTTCACGGCGAGGTAGCCAATAATCTTCAAGCATAGTCATAAATTTTCTATCATCACGAACTTCACCAGTAGCGCCATCATAAATCAAACGATTTTTATGTTTGACCATAATATCGCGAACATATTGTTCTGCCTTCATCTTCGGTAGATTACCAACATCAATATACCAAATACGACGTTCTGGGGCACGGGCAAGACGATAAATGACCAATGCATCTTCCAGTGTGCGTAATTGATTTAACGCCTTAATTGCTTTATGCATATATGAAAGAACCATTGTTCCTTGAGTATCTGTTAAACCAGACATCACATGCACAATAGAATCTTTAGCAATCTTTAAACCAGTAGTCGAAGGCCCAACAGCTTTATTACCGTAATTAAAACCTTTATCATTAAAAATAAAATATTCATTTTGAGTTTTTGGTATTACCGCAACACCGCCATCGCCACCTGGTATTTTTCGTTTAGCAATCTCACGAATTTTTCTGATCTTCCGTGGATCAACATATCGAAGTTCTTTAATACCGGCTTTCGTATCAGTTTCATCAATTACAACATGATAATAAAGTCTGCCATCGATATACCAACGGCGATATGTTTCATATGCTTTTCTATTAAAATCTAATAGACTAAGAACATTTTGAAATTCTTCACGAATAACTTTTTTAAGTTTGTCGGATATTTCTATATTATCAAGATCAATATTAACTACCGTTTCTTCATCAATATCAATTGATTCGTTGATAATTTCGTCAACTGCAGCATCAATTTCTGGCTGCAATGACATTTCTCTATACTTAGTGACTAATTCAGCTTCAGTTCTTACGGTGCCATCGAGATCAATATATGTACCATAAGAACCACCTGCAGCAACAACAACGGCTCCATCATCAGACTCTTGAGGAGCAAATGATGGAGCTGTATCTACAGGAATATTTCTTTTAAATTCAAAGCCAAATAATTTCATTTATTTTTCCATAATTTAAAGGGAAATATTTCCCTTTAATATGTTATTCAATACTACTTATACTTATTAAACCGGGGCTCTTGTACCACCAGGCATACCAGTATCGATAGGCAGTGTGGTATTAGTAACCAATGGTACCCAATAATCATATGAGAATGTTACACCAAATCTTTGAATTTGGTTTTGTTCACTCCAATTAAGTCCAATATTACTAATAACAGTTGGGAAAATACCAACAAATTCATAGGATCTAAGTTTATCACCGGACTTACCATATTGTGTTACAATAGCAGATCCGTTTTTATAGCTATTATTTTTACTAAGCTTTAGATTACCTACAAACTGATTCATCTGATTTGACCATGCTTCAAACATATTTCTAACAGTGAAATCTTCATCATTAATAACAGTTACATTCCAATCTTGATATGTACGATCACCGGCTAATTTAATTTGACGACCAAAATAACTAACTAGCACTGAACCTATTGTTGCATCTGGAATTTCAGAAGCTTCACATGTAAAAGTAAATTTTGTAAGAGTAGCAGTATCTTCACCAATACCCGGTGAAATTACAACTTCAAACAGTGATGGTCTTACACCACCACTTGCAAGACCTTGTTTTCTAAATTCATTAATATTAAATGCCATTTATTTAACTCCTATTCTTTATTTATTAGAAATTACCGATAATTGTTGAGAATTGAACACCAGTTCTAACAGCAACGAAATTTAACTGAATGAAGTTAATTGAACGATTTGGTTTGATGTAAATATCACCCCAGAATTCATTGCGGTCAATTCTATCACCGGTATTATTTGTGGAATCACAAACAACAAGGAAATCGGTAATACCACGGCGGGCTTGAACATCACGTAGATATGGAATAACTAGATTTCTGAATTGTGATCTTGTAAATTCATCATTAAATTCGAATAGTGAGAATCTTGAAGCATTTGCAATAGCTCTTTCGAGAGTAATGAATAGACGACGCACATTAATACGATCGAATGCCGAAGATTTTTTGGTACCAGTCTTATCACCAAATAGAACAGTTCCTTGACCGGGGAATGTTACAATTGGATTTATAGAGTTTTTATAAAGAAGATCTCTACTTGGTAGAGTTGGATTATAACGAAGTTTTACGATATTTTTAATTTGACCACGATTGAATCCAGCTGGTGACCACCAGGCATCGTTCGTTGCTTCTGTTCTTGCACAAAGACCGGCAATATCGCCATTTAATGGAACATAACGATATACATCATTATAACGATCATACATATACTTATATGAACTATCCGAAACATAATATGTTGAATCAGCTACTGCACCAAACCAATTAATAATTGAAGTTGCTTCATTACCTGGGTTTGAACGAGCAGTTGAATCGTCTGGTGAAATAAATGCAATACAATCTTTACGTGTTTCACAAATATTTTGAATGATATAATTAGCAAGTTGGAAATTACTAACTGTTTGACCATTTACAGTGGTTGAACCACCAATCGGCTTACCTTGAAGAACCAGCGAAATATCAACTTGTTCGGTAGAATTAAATAGATCATAACCAGAAGCAAGAACTGGGAAAATACTAGTATTACTTTCAGAATAACCATCAGTACCACCAGCAAAATCCAATGTAAGAGGTGTTAAATTACTTGATGAGGCGATGTTTAATGCTGTATTTGATGTTGCGCCTGAACGGTCATTTGCCCACCATACATAAGCAGAATTATCATTGATTACAGTTTTGTAATACAATGAAGCACCATTTTGTGATTTGGCGTCAGTTGCACGAGATAGATTTTGGAATACTTCAAGCACTGCGCCCGGTGTACCAGTGAATAATCCATCTTGGTCAACTACTACAGCGTGTAATGTATCAATGGCTGCACTATTGCCAAAACTGGCTACATAAGCAGAAGTCGATGGTGCTTGAGCAACACGATTAGCATATTGCCATGATCTAGTTAAATTAACAGCAGTTGGTATACCATTCGTTGTTGTATTTGCCACATAATCTGTTGATAGTTTATATACAGAATCAAAATTAAGAACGAATGTGGCTGCAGAAGCATTAGCACTTACAGTTCCAACGTTAGTAACACCTATGTATTGTGTACCAAGTGTTGTATTACCAATGGTAATCAAATCACCAACGGTGATTGAATTAGCGATTGTATTTGCATATGTGTTTGCAGCTCCAACAACACCATCAGAAACAAATGTGAATGTGCCTGTATTAGAACCAACACTTAATGTAAATGAACCTGTAATTGTATTGCCCGTGCTATTTCCATAAAGTGCTAAATTTGAACTAAATGCATTTACGCTACTGCATACTGAAATACGGAGACTATTACCAAGATCACCAGGATACTTAGCAATAAATACGGCATTTGAAGAAGTGTTACCATCACGAATTGATAGATAATCAGTTCTATTCTTTACTACGTTATTCAAAATAGTTATTGTATTTGTATTAGCAACAGCATTCATTGCACCAATTGTTGCAGTTGAATTTGTTGTATTTGCTGCACGTACTACATATAATGCACCACTATATGCTAAGAAATTAGCAGCGGTAAAAAATGTTTCATAATTGTTAGCGCTTGGCTTACCAAACGTACTTATAAGATTTGTTTCATTTGTTATTAGAACGCGTTCACCAACAGGACCCCATTTAAAAACACCTGCAATAGCACCGGTTGTGGTGGAAATGCCGGGAACAATCGTTGTAAGATCAATCTCAGTAACATTTACACCTGGACTTACTTGAAATGCCATAGTTATCTCTCCTTTTTATAAAATTATATTTCAAAACTTATGTTTATTTATAAAATATTGTTCTCTGGCTCATTATAAGTATTCACAACCATCCAACGATCACCTGAAACTTCAATTATGATTTTTTCTTCTGTCCCATCTTGAATAAAACCAAATGGTGCAAGATCCTGCATAACTTCTTCTTCATTTTTTTCGCGTAAATTTGCTAATGTATTTATAGATGTCAATTCTTTAAAATAAAGTTGATCTGATAGCCAAGCAAACAAGACAAGACCCATAACCAAATCATCATGCTTACCTGATTCAGCCTCATATGTATTACCTTTTTTGGAAAAAGTCGATAATTCATTAATTGTACTTAGATCATTAATGATTAATTGATTGCCTTCAATTAATAGTTTTAATATCGAACACCCGGTTTGTTTAACAATTTTTGTAGTTCGAATACCTTTATCGGTACTACCACCACTAAAACCTGATGTAACCTGTTTACCGGATCTACCACCACCTGCAGTTGTAGATAATACATTATCATATTCAAAATCAAAATGTAATGAATCTGCTACTTGTCCACCAATATCATTAATTTCAACAAGAATAGCTGCACTATTATAAGATTTACAAACTCTATGTATTATATCCGCATAATCTATAGGAGTCATCATATTACTTTTAAAAACACATACTTGCTTATAAGGCATTGCACTTATATCAAATATACTAAATGCCGAATAATCTAAACCTTTACCACGAGAAACGTCAGCTACACATACATATTGTTTATTTTTTTCCGGCGATTCATAAAGTTTTAAACCTTCTTTGGCATGGATAGGTGTTTTATAAACAAGTTCTTTTAGTTTCCAACCTGCAATAAGAGTACCAGACGATCCTTGGAATTCTACTTCAAATTCTTGTGCAAATTTTTCTGTATCAAAGTTAATACCTGCTAATGTGTCTTTTCTCCATTTTTCGTCACGTCCCGGAACTCTATCCCATTTAACCATAATAGGCTTATAATTATTCTTATCTTCTAATGCATTTTGCCAAATAGCATAAAAATGATTCAAACCATTTGGTGTTGAAACAAGAATAACCTGAGATGTT